CACTACCAGATATATATGAACTACCTATTGAGTTAATAAGTATTACACCTTTTGAACAACCTTTTGAATTAACTATGCGACTAGAAGAAGAGTTTTTCCCAGAAGAATTTACTGAAGAAGATATTGCTATAGAAGAATTAGAAGAGATAATAGAAGAATATTTTGAACCACAATATGAAGAAGAACTTGAAGAAAGAGTAGTAGAACTTGATGAACCCGAAATAGAAGAAGTTATTGAAATAGAAATAGAGGCTGTTACGGTAGGTAAAATTGACGAAAAATCAGGTATTACCCAAACCCAACTTGATGTTGTAGCACAAACGGTAAGTGCTGCAGCAAACAGTGTTAGTGGTACAACTACAGGAACAGACAATCATGCTACGGGTAATTCTGTAAGTTCTGGTAATTATGATTTTAACTCTAATAACACTAACAGTATGGTATTTAACAACAACACGATAGAAAACACCTCTCTTAATAATGACGATAAAAACATAACACAAAGCACTGGAAGTGGTGTATTAACCAGCAGTACAAATTCTATAGACAATAGTGATAATATTTCTGTGCAGGTTGAGATAAAATCAGAGGCAGACTCTATCGCTGATAATATTATAGCAAAAAACTTAAAAGATCAAGCTGACGATGCCATAAACGAAAGGGTATCCTCCAACAATCAATACAGTGATGAAGAGAAAATTATTCAATTTATTAACTATGTTCCAGGGTTTGATAATTATAAAAACTTGATTATACCTAAAAAAATAGACTGGTATATATCTAAAAGCATTTATACTAATATAAATATAAGCGATAATATAAACACTTATAAAAAACTAAACAAAATTAATTACGATGCGTTAAATATCATGATTAATCAACAACCAAATTTATGAGGTATGTATGGAGTGGTTAAAAGGAAAATTAGGGCAAGTTATAGCTCTTGCTGCATTAGTCAGTACAATTGCTGGTTTTGGGTATGCTGGTGCTGGTTATGTTACTAGATTAGAAGCTGTAGAGAAAAAATCTGGTGTTTCTTATGCTAGTCAATTAAAAGCATTAGATAATATGGATAATTCTTTAACACAAGATATAATAGTGTTACGTGGAGAAATAAAAACTTTACGGAATGAATTAAGTATTTTATCGAGTCAAGTTACAAGAATCGAAAAGAAACAGGATGACGCAGGAAATCCTTTAATAACTATTAAATAATATGTTAGAATCTATAGTAGGAGTAGCTGGCAACGTCTTAGACAAATTTGTTGCTGATAAGGATTTAAAAGCAAAACTTGATCATGAGCTTAAAACAGCTTTTCATCAAGCAAACTTAGCACAAGTAGAAATAAACAAACAAGAGGCAGCACATAAAAGTTTATTTGTTGCAGGATGGAGACCATTTGTGGGTTGGACTTGTGGTGTAGCACTTGCTTATCACTTTGTTTTATCCCCAGTATTGGCTTATATATTAGTATTAGCAGGTATAGATACACCCATGCCTGAGTTTGAGTTTTCGCAACTAAGCACTATATTGATGGGTATGTTAGGTCTCGGAGGTTTACGCTCTTATGAAAAAATGAAAGGGGTACAAAGAGATAGATGAATGAATATATCAGAAGATGGTTTAAAATTAATTAAGTTTTTTGAAGGTTGTAAATTAGACGCATACTATTGTCCATCTAACGTACTTACTATAGGATATGGGCATACTAAAACTGTACACGAAGGCATGACTATAACACAAGAAGAAGCTGACAATCTATTAAATCTCGATATACGTGAATTTGAGAAATATGTACAAAACATAGTAAAAGTACCTTTACAACAACATCAATTTGATGCATTAGTTTCTTGGACATTTAACTTAGGTCCATACAATTTAATGAATTCTACATTACTTAAAGAATTAAACTCAAGTAATTATTCTAAAGTTCCAAGCGAAATAAAACGATGGAATAAATCCAACAATAAAGTTTTAGATGGTTTAGTTAAAAGAAGAGAAGCAGAAGCCAAAATGTTTTGGAATGAAAATTGGGAGCAAGTATAATGTCTTTAGTCAAATACTTATTTAGACCAGGAATCAATAGAGAAGGAACGGAATACGATAATGAAGGTGGATGGTTTGATATAAATTTAGTAAGATTTAAAAATGGTAGACCACAAAAATTTGGCGGATGGGTTAAATTACACACGTCTACATTTTTAGGAACATGTCGCTCTTTATTATCTTGGATTTCATTAGCTGGCACAAAATATTTAGGTGTTGGAACTAATTTAAAATATTATATAGAAAGTGGTGGAGTGTATAATGATATTACTCCTATTAGAAAAACCAGCACTAATTCAATAACTTTTGCAGCAACTAATGGTTCTAGCACAATTACGGTTACAGATTCGAGCCATGGAGCTAATCAAAATGATTTTGTAACAATATCTGGTGCTAATAGTTTAGGGGGATTAATCACAGCAGCAGTTTTAAACCAAGAATATCAAATTGATACGGTTCCTACAACGAATACCTATACGATTACTGCTAAAGATACATCAGGTGCAACAGTTACAGCTAACAGTAGTGACTCTGGTAATGGTGGTTCAGGAGTAGACGGTTCTTATCAAGTCAATACAGGATTAGATGTTTATGTATCCTCAACAGGTTGGGGAGCTGGACTTTGGGGTGCAGGTACATGGGGAAGTTCGTCGCCACTAGGTGGTAATAATCAACTACGTTTATGGACACATGACCATTTTGGTGAAGATTTAATAATAAATGTTAGAGCAGGAGGTATATACAGGTGGGTAGAAAACAATGGTGTTGGTACAAGAGCTGTTGAATTAAGTACGCAAACTGGTGCATTTTTAGTTCCAACAGTAGGATTACAAGTATTGACTTCAGAACGTGATAGACATTTAGTAGTTTTAGGTGCTGATCCTATAGTTGATAACCTTAGAACAGGTGTAGTCGATCCTATGTTAATAGCATTTAGTGATCAAGAAAACCCTCTTGATTTTGAACCACTATCTTCTAACACAGCAGGCAGTATTCGTCTATCTTCAGGTAGCACAATAATAGGTGGTGCTAAAACTAGACAAGAAATACTTATATGGACTGATACTTCTTTACACACTATGCAGTTTATTGGTCCACCGTTTACTTTTGGTGTAAATTTATTAAGCGATACAGCTGGGTTAGTTGGTCCAAACGCAAGTATTACAACTTCGGCAGGAGTTTATTGGATGAGTTACAACACTTTTTACGTGTATACTGGTGCAGTTTCAACACTACCTTGTAGTGTACAAAGTTACGTTTTCGATGATTTTAACGTTTCTCAATCACATAAAGTTTTTGGTTTTAGTAATAGAGAGTTTAGTGAAGTTGGTTGGTTTTATCCTTCTGCAAATGCAACAGAAATAGATAGATATGTAGTATTTAATTATTTAGAAAACGTTTGGTATTATGGTCAACTAACTAGAACTGCTTGGCTAGATACTGATGTTGAACCTTATCCGAGAGCAACAGCTAATAATTATGTGTTTGAACATGAACGTGGGTTTGATGATGATGGTTCTCCTATGACGAATGTGTTTATAGAAAGTTCAGATATTGATATAGGTGATGGTGAAGATTTTTCTTTTATAAGCAGGATAATCCCTGATCTTAGGTTTTTAAGTAATGACGGAGGACAAGTAAATATAGTTTTAAAAACTAGAGATTTTCCTGGAGACACACTAACCACTAATAGCACTAGTGCTATAGCTAAAACTACTAAACAAGCACATGTTAGAGCAAGAGCAAGACAAGCAGTAGTTCGTATAGAGTCTGATGATGATAATGTATCAGGAAACACTAATACTGGTTGGAGACTAGGAGCAACACGTTTAGATTTTAAACAAGATGGTAAACGATGAGCAGATTATTAGTTACAAACTTACCTTTAGAATATGGGGAAACTGTAAATGTAAATACTTTTAATACGTTAATAAGAACTTTAGAATTAAATTTAAGAAATTTTGATCCTGATAATACTAGACAAATCGATGATTCTACTAAAAATATTGCTAATTTTAACACGGGTGCATTAGTTTGGAACACAAACAATAATTCATTAGAAGTATACACTGGAAATAAATGGGTAACTATAACTACTCCTACTAAACAAGCTGGTCTTGAAAGCGTAGGAAGTGTTGGCAGGGTCAGTATAAAACTAGCTGGTGCTACTTCTATAACAGTTACAATTTAGGATTAATCAATCTACCTTTTTCAATAAAATATTTTATATCACTTACAGTCAACCCTTCTATATTATCACACAAAACATCAGCTCGTACAGACCTATACGGTCCATATTCAGTATGTGCTCTTGTCTCATTGAGGTAATCAAATATTTTTAAAACCATTTTATCTACTCTGCTTGAGTTTTTCGTTGGTTTTTTAGCTACTCGAACAAGAGTGTTTTCTAAGTATTGTCTGCGAGGACAAGTCTTAACATTTGATATATTAAGGGTCAATCGCTTACATAATTTTTCATATTTGTTTCCATGTAAAGATTTAAATTGTATTCTTTTTTCGTTTAATGAACGACTTAACTCCTTATAACTTGGTCTGTCGGGGTGAAAGTTTTTCAATAAAACACAAAAAGCTGATACAAAAGATGGTCCGTGCAAATCAGATGTTAAAAGATGAGCATATTCATGAAGTACAACAGACCAACATCTTGCCCAATCTCTAGGAATTTTAATTTCTCCAGTCCAAGATGCAGTTGCTTTACTTCGTCTATTTGTAAAAACAACTTTAGTTTTTCTCCTACGTTTTAACTTTCTATCTAACTCTTTATAAATATGACGTATTTCATCATCGGTTAGTTCTTGTTTTCCCTTACCACTCCATTTTGCTGCATTTTCCCATGCATAAACTTTTGATCTTTGTGTATCTATCATATAGTTCTCCTTTATTGTTTCTTAATAAATATATCATACTCTCATTTAAAGTAAAAGTAAAGGACTTTTTTATTTTGTTGTTCCCGAGTATCATATAGTTACAGTAAATCACTGCAGCTTACAGGTAAAGCAATACACCTGCGTTAATACATTATATAATAGAGATGCATGAGAACAACAGGAATAGAAAACGCAGCACAGTTTTTAGAAGCTCAAGGTCGTAAAGGAGATGATTCTTTAGCACACGTAACTACAGGAGAAACAATTGTTCCTGAGGCTGTATTAAACAATAATCCACAACTAAAAAAAGAATTACAAGAAGAATTTACTGCTATGGGTTTACCTATAGATTCTTTCGTTGTAGGTTCAGGAATAATGTCAATAAATCCAGCAACAGGACTACAAGAAGCTGGTATAATAGGTGAACTTAAAAAAGGTATAAAAAAACTTGGTCCAACTATAGGAGCTGTTGTAGGGGGTGTATTTGGTGGACCTGCAGGTGCAGTTC